GTAGATGCCGTGCCGTCGCTTTTGTACGTGAAAACCGTCTTTGAAGTGGCCGCTGAAAGTTCATTCACTTGCATCAGCCAAAATGAATCCCCCGAAAATACGATACGCGCCCCCCATGCCAGGCAAATGGCCTCTAAAACTTCGTAGCACGTTTTTAGCTTGTTGTTGCCCTTGTTGTCCACATAGTAAAACGCCGTGTGCGCCACGCGGGTGTTTGCTAAAGGGTCTTTGCTACTGCTATATGTCCAGGTTGTTTCATGCCAATTCACCAACGTGCGAAGCACTACGTTAGTATTCGTACCGTAGTACAGGCTTATGAAAGATAGCTTGTTGATACAGTTAAGGACGTGCTGAACAATCGTTTGTTTTCCGCTGTACGGGTTGTTTAGTATCGTACCGTATTGCACCCCCTTCAAGAACCCCAGGCCGTCCACACAGCTAATATTCGCGATATATCCCAGATCGGTGGGTACATCTTCGATGCTGGTCAGGTCGGTCGTTATGTAGCCAACCCATCGCGTGATAACGCTAAAGCCGTCGTTCGTGGATACCGTAACCGTGAACCTGCCTTCAGGGGCTATTACCAAGTCTTCTATAAAGTCGTTGAGCGCGTCGTTGTTGATTATCATCGAAAACTTGCACTCGCTGCCAATGATAGGGGAGTAGCGCTCTTTTGAATCATCGCCCCGCCAAACTATCTGCAAATCCGTTAAACTGAATCCCGACGGACTGCTTGCACTCGAAAAGCTGCTATCGTCAATCGTTACGCCGATTGCGCCGCTTTTCTCCGTGTAAAATGTTTGTTGGAAACGTGCCGCCATTAGCGTATCCGGTTGTTAGCGCGTTCTGCGTTGTTCACTAATATCAGCAAGTCATTGCCCGATATGCGGGCTTCCGCTATCATCGCCCCGCCTCCGGGGTTCAGGTAATCCTTCAACTTCGATAACGGTGCAATTACCTCCGGGTCAGTCCTGGCAGCGGGGTTATCGCCTACTATTGCCGTGGTAGGGCCGAAGGCTAAGCCGCCTTTTGCAAGTTTGGTAAGGTTTGCAGCTTTGCTTTTCACAAAACTACCAAGCGCAATAAGCGCAACGCCACCAACTATTGCGGCAATAGGGTTTAAGGTTTGTAAAGCCTTTTTTATGCCTTCAACTGCTATGCCTGTAGTAACTGCAAGTTTACCAAGATTGATAAGTGCATCCGCAATAGGGATAAGGATAGTTCCGATAAGCCCGCGCAAAGTCAAAGGTGCATCCGCTATTTTGCCCAGGAACTCCCCAAAACCGATTGCAAGTCCTTCGAGTGCGCCCTCGATAATTTGCTTTGCGCCTTCATTGAAATTATCTAAGGCTTCCCTTATGCGTTTCATTTTTTCGCCAAAAGACGTTAACCCGCCTTCGGATACGGTGTTTAATTTTACACCAAGTTCGTCAAACGTTTTTCCCAGCCCGCTATTAGCTTGTGCCAGCCGTTCAATTTCACCACCGTATTTTTGCAGTACCGTCGCGCCTGCTTCAAGCTCTTGCAGCGGTTGTACTTTGGTTGGCAGGATTGCCTTTTCGCGGACAGCACCACCGCCACCGCCACCGCCGCCACCGCTCGGAGTAGGCGTACCGCCTAATCCCAATGCATTTTGCGCGCTTTTGACCTGCTCCTTTATTTTTTCTATGGTCGGCGTAAGGTAGTCCGTTGTATCCTCAAAGCCTTTCGCAAAGCCAATCGCAAGCGCCTTACCTTGTTCGACCGGATTAAGAACCTGCAATGCCTTTCCAAACTGCGTTGCAGCGCCTTTGAAATCACCCTCCTTCAATCGCGCAAATCCTTCAAGTAGTGCGGCAAATGAATTTTTGGCCAGCTTCGCAAATTCGACAAAGGACTGACCAACGCCATTGACCACGCGGCGCACTCCTTCAAATTTTACGTACAACGCACCGACAGCTGCAATAGCGCCTATTATTGCAAGTACGGCCAATCCTACTGGTCCGGTCGCGATCGTAAAGGCTGCTCCCAACTTAGGGCCCAATGAAATCAAAATCCTAAACCCACTCGATAAGGTAGCAAACAGCCCGGATAGTTTTGCCACAACGAACAATGCAGGGCCGATCGCCGCAACAATGCCCGCGACAACAACGACAAATTTTTGTGCGCCTGGGCTAAGCTGTTTGAACCATCCCACCACCGCTGCAAGTGCATCGGATAGGCCGTTCAGTATGCCTTCAAGGTTTATCGTTTCGGCGATTATCCTGCCTAAATCAGCAAGATTAGTTCTCAATTCATCTGTAAAATTGTCGAAAGCATTTGCAAGGCCTCCGGTGGCATTTTGTACTTTCGGCAATGTTTGCAACGCTTCAACAATACGCCTATTAAATTCTTGCGCACTTATCCCGGTCTCTCTTACAAGTTCAATGTTTCTCGTACCAAATGCAGCTTCCATCGCCTCGCCTATCAATGGTACGTTTTCCTGTAAAATACTAAAATCCTCCTGCAATATCCGGTTCTTGCTAATCATCTGCGTTAGCTGATATTGCACCGATTCGAGGTTCTCGGCTGTACCACTTGTGGCGGCTATGGCTGCTCCAAATGCCTGCAACGTGCCTCGTGCCTCATCTGCTGATAGTCCGACGGCCTGCAAGCGGATAGAACCCCTTACAGCTTCCTCGAAGCCCAGGCCAGGGGCACGTGCTGCCTCTTTCAGCTTTTCAAGTTCAGCTGCCGCCGCTTCGCTTGTGCCCATCACCGCCGTCAAACCGCGTTCCAGCTTGTCAAAGTCGGCAAAGGATTTCACCGCTGCCGCACCGATACCCAGGATAGGCAGGGTTAAGTTTTGGGTCATGCTTTGCCCTATGCCCTCCAGGTTGCGGGATAGTTCGCCCAGGCGCTTTTGTAGGCGTACAAGAGACTTTTCAAAGGGCGTTAGGTCGAGACCTAACTCGGTATTCATTTTATTTGCCATGTCAGAACTTGTACTTTTTAGCCCATTGGCGGTGAATACGTTGGAAAGCCTTTTGCATGGCGTTGTTGATAGATGTCAATGCACTTGTAAGCGCCGCGTCGGTTACTTTATCTTTGAATGATTTTGCATTCTTGTAAAGCATTGCGGCGTAAAAGCCCGAAGATGTTTTAGGGCTTTCGCCTAATGTTTGTAATTTACCAGATACGCGACGTATAACGCGAGGGCCTACCGATATATTACCATCTTTTTGCTTGAAAGCATACATGGATTGTCGAAGGTTTCCAGGCTTTATTTCAACTTTTCCAGCTTTCGCATAGTAGTAGTGAGGTTGCGCGGCTTTAGGTATCTTTTTTTTCGCTGCATTGCGCAAAACTTTACCACCAGCTAAAAGGACTTTTTGCTTTTCTTTTCGTGTGCCTACTTCGTCAAGATAGCCACGCATATTCTTTTTAAGTTCCTCTATCCCGGTGATTTTAACTTTGGCTTGCATTTCGGTCTATTTACCCCACTTTGCGCGGGCTTCGGAATCCCATTTGTCGTATAGCGCTTGCTTCGCTTCTTCGCTCAACGTTTCCTTTGGTTGGGCTTTTTCGGTCTCCCACGGGAAGCGTATCAAGTCAGTAGGTGCTAAGTTCTTCCCACGTTGCAGATGTGGCTGCAACATGGTACAAGCTAACCACCTTATACGTTCCCATTGTGTTTTTTCTTCTTCTTCGCTTGCTGCGTGTTTTGCTTCTATCGCCCAAACAATATGCCGCAAATCGTTTTCCCAGTAGTCGGCAGGTGCGATGCCATGCCGGATAGCGGATTTATACACACTCTCAAGGCTTAGGCCCGCTTCGCCTTCGCCTTGTTCCCGTTTCCCTGGCCACCGGGCATACTGTTCGCCACGGCTTCCATGCAGCGTTCCATTAGTCCTTCCGATTCGTCTATCAGGTCGGCAATATCATCTATGGTAAGGTCAAAGTCCTTTCGCTCCTTTCTGTGTCCGTCCTTAAATCCGTGCCATATCAGGCTAAGGAGTAGGGTAGGGCGCATTTCTTTTTCAAGTTGCGCAAAGTCGTTTAACGTCAAGTTGTTTTCTTCACAAAAGCGGGTGAGGGCTGCCATGCCCCAAGAAAAAGGCAGCATCCCCCGCCCGGTTTGAATCTGTTTTGCCGTCATATCCTTAATGATTTTTAAGATGCCATTGATACCGCACCCGTAATTGTCCAGGTTGCAGAGTACGTACTGTTTTCTTCGACCGCTGCCGAAAATTCCAGACTGGTGATGTACGCCGTGCATACCCAATACGGTACGGCGGTCGAGGATGAGGTTTGTCGGAATCGCACCTCAAGGGCTGTGCCTGACACATAGTGCGTGAAAAGGTCGTCAACGCCCTGATTGGTTGTGTCGAAGGCGATAAGGCCTTCCGATGTGAGCGTACCGGAACGACGGCCAAGCGCCGAAGATGTCCAGCTTCCAACGTTATCCTTTGTGAGTGTATCCCGCGTTTCCACGGTCAAACTCATAGAGCAGTTTGTGGCTTCGCCGATGGCGACACCAGAGGCGTATATGCGGAAATTAGTTCCGTTTACTACGTTTGCCATTGTTTAAAATTTATTCGTGAAAAAACCGCGTTTCTTTTTCGTTTCAGGGGCATAGAAGTTGTTAACCTCTATTTTTTGAGGTTCTGTTTCCTCTTTGGGCTTTGCGTGCAAGTCGCGCCTGGTTTGGTCGTTGGCCTCAACTGCGATGCCCTGGCGGATCAGGTCGAAGCCTAAATCTTCTGTTACGTCGGGTTCTGCTCCAGGCTGCCACTTCCAAAAAGGCTTTAGTATCTTGATTATCATCTTTGGTGTCGTGCGTTATATGTTTGCTCAATTACATACACGTGTTTGCCTATCTCCATATTCATGCTTTGCTGGCCGGCAAACCGGATACTTTGCAAAGTGATGCCGCTGTAAGTTCCAGGGGCTTTTGCGTCTAAGGCCGTGCGCACCGCTGATGCGATGCTTGTCATGTTATCGTAGCTTTCAGAGAATACCGTTACCGTGAACTCTACCACGTCCAGGGAACTTGCACCGTCCTTTGTGTCGGATGGGTCAGTACCTTCTATGCTGTATATCACAAAAGGATAGGCCGCGTTTTGCGGCGCAATGTCCGGATAGATGCGCGTACTGATTAGGTTCGTTACGCCCGTTGCGCCTGACAATATGCTGTATATCGCTGCTCCTATCATTTGCGAAAATCTGTTTCGATCTCCATGTGCATTCGTAACGCATCGGGCGTTACACTTACAATATCATAGTAGTTATTACGGTACAGTATGCGGTGCTTTGCCGTTACGTTAGCATCGTAACGAAGCGTGAACATTACGCCCTGTGTTGCCGTCTTTTGCCCCGCTTCTTCCATCTCTTTGTTTGCGGTTGGCTTTGCCGATACAGCCGCCCATCGCGTTGCGTAAGTAGTCCAATTTTCAGCGGGGTAGCCCGTGCCGCTTTGCGTTTCTGCAACCACCTGGATAGTGATGCGTTCCCGCATGTTGCCTATGCGCTCGTTCTTGTTCATAGCAGATAGGCATAGTTTACGCGGTCAAGTAGGTATTTCGATGCGGTCGGCAGTTGCTTTACGCTGTCGGTACGGTTTTCGTATCCATCTGCCACCATTAACAGTAGCGCTGTGCGTATGTCCTTTGGCAGTGCCGTTGCAGCGCCGTATCCTGCTTGGTACACTACCGTTATGGCGTTGCGTTGCACCCTGGTAGTAGGCCAGCTAACGTTATACGCGGGTTCGATAACGCAACGTTTTGCGTACAGGTCAACGTTATACTGATTCGCCGCCAATGTCTGCGTTGCGCCGTTATCGTCAATGTACGAAATACTTGTTACGCTTATCACCGGGTGAATGGCAAGGCGTAACAAAGACGGTTGCGCAACGTCTCCCCATGCGTCGAATGTCTCCGTTATGGTCTGCGTAACCAGGGCCTGTGAAAGGTAGTTTTGAGCGGTCTCCGCTGCGGATGCAACCAACGCGGCTACAAGTGCATCGTCGTCCGACGTGTCCACCTTTAGCCATGCTTTTGCGTCTGCGGTGCTGATTACCACCTCCGCTGCCGGGGTCGTTACCTTCCAACCTGCCATGTGTTATTTTTTGCGCCGTACGGCTTTTTCTACTTTTGCGTATTGTTGTGGCCGATCGGCTGTTTCGATTGCGCCCTGATTGCCCAACATTTCAATGTAGCCTTCTTTTTGCGCTTGTTCTGCCAGGGATGCGGAGATATACCCCACATCCCCGGCAGAGTAAGCAAGGCCGAAGCGCCCAGTAGGGCTTTTCAAGAACCTTACTTTTATCATGCGTCAATCCTTTTTGGCAA